TTGTTCACCTGATGGTCTTCTCACCTGTGCTCATCTCTCAAGGGATGGTGTTAAGGTAAATGTAACATTAATTTTTGATGCAGCACAGGCAATACTTGCTGCTAAAGCAGGAGCAACATATGTTTCACCATTTGTAGGAAGGCTTGACGATAACTCGGTGAATGGGTTAGATGTAATAAAGGATATTTCTGACATCTATCAGAAACACTGGATCAAAACTCAAATTCTTTCTGCTTCTATTCGAGGAGTGAAAGCAGTATCAACATCATTTGCACTTGGTGCTCAAGTAGTTACGATGCCACCATCAGTATTTGAGAAGATGTATAACCATGTTCTTACTGATAAAGGGTTACAATTATTTGATGCAGACTGGGCTTCTGTAGTCTCTAATACTAAATAAATTTTTACATAGACGGCATGAATTTTACGGTTTATTCTAAAGAAGGATGTCCTTTTTGCACAAAAGTAGTTCAAGTGCTACAGTTATCAAAGTTAAACCATGTTGTTTATGAATTAGATCAAGATTTCGATAGAGAAAGTTTCTATGGTCAATTTGGTCAAGGTTCAACATTTCCCCAAGTGGTAGTAGATGCTACAAATCTTGGTGGATGTTCAGAAACTATTCAATACCTAAAAGAAAAAAAATTAGTCTAATGAAAGACGACTTTGAAAATGTATACGATATGCTCGAACATGCCATTGAGTATGCTTTCGTGGGTAAAATGCAACTCAAATTTTATGAGTTTCTAAAATATCGTAAGACCACGAAAGCAGAGGTCGATGCTTTTCTTCAGAGTTCTACTGCAAAAGAACTTGCAGATGAAGTATTAGAACTACAAGAATATATTAAAGGAGGTAAAGACAACTTACACCAACAATTGCGTGAGGCATATGGACATATCTCTAAACCTCAAGCAAGAAAGATAAAAAATTATCTGGCAGGTATTCTTGAAGATGCAGTGAGGTATCAGTATGACAGACGACCAGGAAGAAGAAAAAAGAAATCTAAATAAAGACAAACCCGAAATGAATCGGGGAGTAGAATTATTGTTACGCAATAGGAGGAGAAAGCCAGAAAGACCAAAAACTTTTCAAGTAAAATTTGGAAAATTAATATCACTTTGGAATAGAGAAATTGTTTTTCATATTAATTTTTACTTGGACATTAGAAAAAAATAGAAATTCTCTGGGAGGAGCATCATGGAAACCACCATAGTTACTTTGACTTTAACGACAGTTGTGTCGTTCCTTGCACTTTTAGTAGGAGGTATGATAGGATGGATGGCAAGACAGCATTCTTATGAAACAACACCTCAAATAGTGTATACTCATCCAGAGATGTTTGATGAAAATGGCAACCTATCACCCGATGAAATTTTAGCAGTACGTTTTGAAAACAATTATGACACAAACACCGAAAACGACGAGGAAGAGTAGCACTGTAGTAGCAAAGACTTCTAGGAAGAAATCACCTGCACTTCCACCTAATCCATTTGTCCATGAGATTTTAGAATATATTTCTAAAAAGAAATCAAAAATTGCAAAGATAGAAGCACTAAAAGAATATCGTAATGATGCTTTAGTCTCTATTCTTATATGGAACTTTGATGAAACAGTTGTTTCTATGATTCCTGAAGGAGATGTTCCTTTTACACCTAATGAAAGTCCATTAGGAACTGACCATACCTCTCTTCGTAGAGAAGGAAAGAATCTATATCACTTCGTTAAAGGTGGTAATGATACTTTAAATGGTATTCGTCGTGAGACTATGTTTATTCAGATGCTTGAAGGACTTCATCCAAGTGAAGCGAGGATTGTAATACTTGCAAAAGATAAAAGATTATCTAATGAGTATGCAGTAACTTATGATCAGGTTAAGGAGGCATATCCAGATATTAATTGGGGTGGTAGATCATGACCACTAAAGTTGAGAAAGAGGAAAAGTTGGCTGAAGCACCAAAAAAACCAGAGAGGAAGTTTGATCCATCAGATTATTCTTGTGAGATTATTTTGGAGAAAACCACTGCAGAAAAAGCTGATGATAGAAAATTTCCTAGTGATGCATTCAATGTTACCTATGTGGTAGAAGGTGAGACACGTTTAGATGTGACTCGTTCTGCTAAGATGGTGAATATTTTTGATATGTATTATGATAGGTATGGTAAAGATTGTGTTCAGAAAATTGATTATGGTCATGGCACTGTCAATCCTGGTCAATGGGGATACAAAGCACCAACTAAGAAGGTGAAAAAAAGAAAATGAGTGATGAACTTCGGGATCAAATCAATGATATCATTGAAGGTGAGATTCAGAATGGAATCAATGATTACATAGAGCAGCAAGGAAAAGGTTTTAAAGGACAGGAATTAAAAGTTAATGTATCGCAAGATGAAATAGATAAGATTATAAAGGAATATAAAAAATTAAAAAAGAAAGAACGATCCAATCTATCAGAAGTGAAGAAGATGGGGTTGACTGATAAGGATGGGAAACCCTTATGAGTGAAAAGATTGATACTCAAGGAATGAGTGGACCTTCCACAAAGGGTTGTAAGGATAATGTTTTTCCAAAAGATTCTGATGGTAATCCAATTTATCCACCATTCAATCCTCCACAATTACCTTTAATTGAACCACAACTTAAGAAAGAACTCAAAGAATTAATCAATGAGGTTCTGGATGAGAGAGAATATCAGAAAAGACTTAACGGTCCTTATGATGTTTATGATTACTCCTATCGTTTAGATGAACTACAAGAATGAGACTAGGAATTATGTGTTCTGGTAACGGAACAAATTTCGAGAACATTGTCAATAACTGCCCTGAACACGAAGTTGTATTGATGGTGCATAACAAAAAGAATTGTGGTGCTGTAGAAAGGGCAGAGAGATTAGGCATCCCACATGTTCGTCTTAAAACAAAACAAGATGAAGAGAGAATCGAACTCTTTAAAGTATGGAGAGTGGATTATATTATCCTTGCAGGATATATGAGAATATTATCTCCAAAATTTATTGATGCTTTTCCAAGTAGAATTATAAATATTCATCCATCTCTTTTACCAAAGTTTAAAGGATTGAATGCTGTTGAACAAGCTTTGGAAAGTGGAGATAAAACTACTGGATGCACTGTTCATTATGTGACAGAAGAGTTAGACTCTGGTACAATAATAGATCAGTCAACAGTCATGATCTGCCCCAATGATACTATCGAAACTTTAACTCATCGGGTTCAACAAGCAGAGCACCGTCTTTTACCCTTAGTAATTAATAACCTAGAGGAGAGTTATGCCATTAAGTACTAATTATCGTAATAAAATTATTGATATATGTTGTCGTATAGTTTCAACAGATGGTGAAGTTGAATTATCTGAAAGAATATGGATGAATAAATTATGCGAACATAACCATCATGCAAAGGAACTTGTTGGGTCTTTACTATGCCCAGACCTTGTAGAAGACATGGATGTGTAGTTTTGTATCACAAAATACAAAATTACTTGCCTATATAGTATACATGTGTTAGTATTAGCACACATACGTTCATCCCCGTTGAGGGGACGCAAGTAAGCCGACTCGGAACGGATTCGTTCATCTTCTTCGGAAGACGCACAAGTTGACTGAAGGAACGGGGCAAAAATCCCTACTACTTTGGAGAAACCCAATGGCACAAGTCACCTATAGAGGTGTCTCTTACGACACCAATGACAAGAAATCTTGTCAGAAAGAAGCAACTGTATTAACTTACAGAGGCGTTAAGCATACAGAGTCTAAGACTGTGTGTGCATAGTGAGACAGTCTTACTTGACTGGTTTGAGAGGGGTGTTGACAACCCTCTTTTTTTATGCCATAATACTTTTGTTGGGTTGACGAACTCAACACGGGAGTGACTGAATAAATTTGCTGGCATAAGGCTAGTTAAGGTGATGAGACACAGGTGGTGCTGCTGCTCGTAAGAGTAGAATCGACCTACCAGTCGGGTCTCAGATAGTAAGGTAAAAATCTACTCAATGTAGCAATGCCCCTTACTTGTTGGTAAACATGAATCCAACCTCCCACCCTACAATCCCCTGTAGCTCAGTTGGTAGAGCAGGTGACTGTTAATCACCCTGTCCCTGGTTCGAGTCCAGGTGGGGGAGCTGCCATCATAGCACAGTGGTAGTGCAGGGCTTTTGTAAAGCCAAGGTCGGGGGTTCAAATCCCTCTGATGGCACTCTCTAAATAATCAGAAACAAAATGGACAAAGACAGAT